AAGTTTGCCCCACGAACAAGTGATAAGTCAGATGTATATCTAAGAGATGCTACCATACACGCTAGAAACATAGCTAAAGAATATAACTGTGCTGTGTTCTGGTTGTCACAATTAAGTGCTGCAGCCGAAGGGTTAGCTATGCCAGATCAATCTATGCTAGAGGGTAGTAAGACAGGTAAGGCGGCTGAAGCTGACCTAATGATATTGATAGGGAAGAATAGGATAGTGGAAGGAGGAGAGGCGGATGATATGGAACGACACTTAAACATAGCCAAAAACAAATTGAAGGGCGGCTTTCATGGTCGTGTCACTTGTCAATTAGCAGGCGACATAGCGCAGTATACAGCATGAGGTTAGTGCTAGACGTAGAGAACACAACTACTAAACGTAATGGTAAGAACCATATGGACCCCTTTGAGCCTAATAACTTTCTGGTTCAGGTGGGTACTAAAAACGTAGATATACCTAGTGAGCGACATTTGTTGACGTTTGATCATGTAGAAGAGTCTGACCGTAGTGGTGCTAATGCCAGGCTATTACAAACTATACTAGACAAGACCACCTTACTGATCATGCACAACGCACAGCATGACTTGATGTGGCTGTGGGCTAGTGGTTTTAAATATGATGGCGAAATATATGACACTATGTTAGCTGAATATATATTACAGCGAGGGCAGAAACAGCCGTTGAGTTTACTGGCCTGTGCCGAACGACGAAACCTAACCTTTCAGAAGGACGATACATTAAAGAAATACTTTAAAGAAGGATACAACACCAATGAAATACCGCTTAAAGAGCTTACACATTATCTTGGTTGCGACATTGACACTACTGGCGAACTGTTCCTTGCTACTCTTACCGAAGGATTCTCCAAAAGCGAGTCCAACGGAATGGATAGAATTCGAGACATTACCTTTAGAGTCTGTAAAACCCTTACCCGAATGTACATGTCAGGGTTCAGAGTGGATAGACTCGCCCTTCAAGTAGTTCGTAAAGAGTTTGAACAAGAGAAGACAGACATAGAGGGCAGGTTGTTTACACAGATACGAGAACTTATGGGGGACACTCCAGTTAATCTTAACAGTCCAGAGCAAGTGTCTCAGGTTATATTTAGCAGGAAGATAATTGATAAGAAAGTTTGGGTTGATCTGTTTGACTACACTAATAACATGGCGGAGTTTAAGGCGGCAATAGCATCAAACAGTACATTGATAAGAAAGACAACAGCATTTAGTTGTCCTACCTGTAATGGGATTGGTAGCAGATACAAAAAGAAGAAGGATGGCTCTGACTTTAAAAAGGCAAGTAAGTGTCCTGATTGTTTAAGTAGGGGCTATCAATTAAAGCAGACTAACAAACTCGCAGGTCTAGGATTTAATCCACTAAACAAAACTTGGGTAAGTGCTAATGGATTTAGTACAGGCAAAAGTATTTTAGATATGTTGATAGCTACCGCTAAAACAAAACGTATGACTGTAGCTATTCAATTCTTAGAAGATGTAAAACGACTGTCGGCTGTGTCAACATACCTATCATCATTTGTTGATGGCATTAGTAACTACACAAAAGAGGATGGTTTCTTACATGTAGGTTTAACACAACATATTACATCTACTGGTAGGTTCTCAGGACGTAACCCTAATATGCAGAACATGCCACGCGGTGGTACTTTTCCAGTGAAGCGTGTCTTTGTATCTCGATGGCAAGGCGGAAAAATATTAGAGGCAGACTTTGCACAGTTAGAGTTTCGTGTTGCGGCATATCTATCGCAGGATAAGACAGCAATGCAGGAGATAGCTACAGGGTTTGATGTACATAGTTATACAGCTAAAGTTATTAGTGATGCAGGACAGCCTACGACACGTCAAGTAGCTAAAGGTCATACATTTGCTCCTCTCTTCGGGGCTAGTGGGTTTGGTAGAAGCAGAGCAGAAGCAGCATACTATAGACACTTTAACCAGAAGTACGACGGTATAGCTAAGTGGCATAAGAAGTTAGGCAATGAAGCAATACGACAAGGCAAGATAACTACACCATCAGGCCGCCAGTATGCGTTTCCTGATGTTGAGCGTAGGCAGAACGGAACACCAACGCATTTTACTATGATAAAAAACTATCCAGTCCAAGGGTTTGCTACAGGAGATATTGTGCCAGTTGTTTTAATGGAGTTAGATGAAAGACTAAAGCCGTTAAAGTCTTGCTTAGTTAATACTGTACATGACTCAACTGTAATTGATGTACATCCCAACGAAACAAATTATGTTATACAAATTATTACAGATCTAAATAATGACTTAGACCAAATCATCGAGGAGGCATATGATGTAAAAATGAATGTACCAATGCTTTTAGAAGCTAAGATAGGCCCGAATTGGCTTGACACAAAGGACGTATAAGAGTATAACTATAACTCTTTTCACATTTAAAAAACTAAAAGGTATACGCAATGAATATGGAACTTACAGTAAACGATAACTCAGGTCGAACAATGGCTGAGATGATGGGGGTAGATACCTCTGCAGGACCCCAAAAGACATCTAGTCTAGCTAGATTAAACATACTACATACAGCTTTGATGGGCGAAGTAGAGGTTGCAGGGAAACTTAGGAATACAGAGGTGTTACCTGTTGGTACTTTCTCTCTCAAGATAGATGAAGATATAATTTATGTAGCTAACCCAACCATTCGTGTATTTGCAATGCGGCAACAGTATGCAAAGTGGGATGCTGAGAACAATAAAATGGATAGGACCGTATTAGCTAATGATTTAAAGTCAGACCTTAAAGATAGTAGAGGTACTTTTAATATAGGTAGGCCACTAGGATTCGTTACTGATTGGGAAAATTTACCCCAGAAAACTAAAGATATAATGCGTGTTGTTAGACGTACTAAAGTAGTGTTTGGTACTATTAGTTTTAATGGTGCGGCTATGAATAGTAATGGGGAAGTTATTAAAGGTTACGATAGTGAGATACCATTTATCTTTGATATAAAGAATAATACAAGTATTAAGTCTCTTGATGCGGCTGTTAAGTCTATATCTAAAACAGGTGCTATGCCTATTGCTTACGCTGTAGAACTAAGCGCACAAGCAGAGTCAATGCCTACAGGAGCGACGTTTGCTACTATGACATTTACAGTAAAAAATAAAGTTGATTTAGTAGAAGAAGACAGTACTACATTTCAATCTTTCCTTGATTGGATTGAGTGGTCAAATTCTTTTATTCTAGCTAAGTGGGATGAAAATAATAAACAAGCTATGGCAGCTAATGATGGAGACTTGGTTGCAGACTTTGTTGACGTTGAAGGCACTGCTGTTTAATGGAGAAGTTATCTGAGGCAGGACATTGGTATGATAGCGAAGGAGCCGCTACTTATACTATCATAGGAGCCAACGGCACAGAAAGGAACACTACTCTTAAAGATGCAAGAAAGCATGGATATGTTCCCTCTGTCACAACAATAATAGGGATGGCTGCAAAGCCATCTCTTGAGAACTGGAAGATAAATCAAGCACTTAACTCTGCAATAACTTTAAAGCAACACCCAAACGAAACATTAGCTGCTTTTACTTACAGGTGCAAACAAGACTCTAAAGAGATTGGCAAAAAAGCCGCAGAACGTGGTACAATCATTCATGCCATGATTGAACAAGGGTTTATGGGTGGCAAAGAAACTAAAGCCTACAAAGTTATTAAGCAGTACTTAGATGAAAACTTTCCTGATGAAGAATGGGTTGCGGAAGATTCATTCTGCTCAACAGATGGGTACGGAGGCAAGATAGATTTGTACTCTAAGTCAGGAATATTTGTTGACTTTAAGACTAAAGATGGGTTAAAAGATAAGCAGGCATCTAAACTCGTTTATGATGATCACGGGATGCAACTATCTGCTTATGCAGAGGGCTGTAACTTTAAAGAACCAGAAAGAGTATCTATATTTGTAGATAGAGAAGACCCAGAGCTAATAGCTGTATATAAGTGGGATAAAGAAACCCACGTAAGGCATATGTCGATGTTCAACAGTCTTCTTTCTTACTGGAAATTAGTAAAAAAATATGATCCATCAGAGATCTTAAAAAATAATAAAGATGAGGCAGCATAATGGTAAAGATGACACTCGAAGGTACAGACTACAATACAGATGATATGACGGATGAACAAAAAGAATTAATTGAAGTTCTAAAAGTTAATACAACTACATCGAATATAGTCAATCATATGTTACAATGTGTGAACGCAATAGGTAGAGTTAAAATTGATGAATTAAAGGCTCTCCTAACAGATGGTAAAAAAGAATAATAGCAAACGTAGACACAATTCTCGACGCTACAGAAGTGGCTTAGAAGAAACACTTGCTGACTACTTAACGCATCACCAAAAAGAAGTACGCTACGAACTACTGAAGGTCCAATGGGAGGATCTTCGGTATCGTACCTACACACCTGACTTCCAGTTAGACAACGGCATCATATGTGAGGCTAAAGGTCTGTTTGATAATGATGACAGGCGTAAGCATTTAGCTATTCAAAAGCAACACCCTGAACTAGATATACGTTTTGTATTTAGTAATGCCCAGGCTAAACTATATAAAGGTTCTAAGACGCGCTACTCAGGGTGGTGTGACAAGAATAACTTTAAGTGGTCGCACAGAGTTATTCCTATGGAATGGCTAACAGAAAAAGGTAGGTGTACTTCTGCTACTGTGATAAAGTTAAAAACAAAAAGAAAGGATACATAATGGGATACACATTAGCAGACGATGAAGTTGCTCTTATACTTCGCCCAATACATTTTAATACTGAAGGAGAGTGGACTGGTTTAATATCTACAGGATTAGCTCTTGGCCCAGAAAATAAATTAGATAAAGATATAGTAACAGATCTTATTAGGTGTGCTACATTCCTGAGTGCCTTTTTAAGTATTGCTCACGAGTTCCCTGACGTTGTGTCAATAATAGAGGAGCGTAGAGATGAGATGATAGAGATGTTTGAACAAGATGCAGAAGAAGAAACAAACGGCTTACCCGAAGTAGAAATAGAAACATCAGGGGGCAACGTAATAAAGTTTGGCCCTCTAACTAAAACAAAAGGCAACGCATGACTGAAGAACTAATACGGAAGCCAGCACACTACGCTCGATGGCAGATAGAACCGATTACCTATACTATGATGAATGACTTTGAGTTCTGGAGGGGCAACATAGTCAAGTATGCTAGTCGTGCAGGGCATAAAATGTATGATGGGATGGATAAACACGAGAGTGAAATTACAGATCTTAATAAAGTAATACGCTACGCTGAGATGCGTATCAACCAAATTAAGGGTGCTGATGAGTTATAAATCTTTCCATATATCTTTTGCAATGAAGGTAGACGAAGAAGGCAATGTCCTATCACTAATAGAGGATGAACATGAGAGAGATGTTGAAGAAGTAATATCAAATGCACTGCACGATATTGACGATGTAAGAATAGAAAAAATTAAAGTCAGGGGAAAAGACTATGGACGGTAACTATTTACCAACGGACTATCAATCATTTATACACAAATCACGCTACGCTAGGTGGTTAGATACTAAGGGTCGAAGAGAGAGTTGGAACGAAACAGTATCTAGGTATGTAGATCAAATATGTACAGCAAATGCTATAGATACAGACACAAGAAAAGAGTTGTATGACGCTATCATATCACTGCAAGTAATGCCGTCTATGAGAGCTATGATGACTGCTGGTCCTGCATTAGAGCGAGACAATACAGCAGGGTATAATTGCAGCTACCTTCCCGTTGATGATCCTAAAAGTTTTGATGAGGCAATGTTCATACTCTTATGCGGCACAGGTGTCGGGTTTTCTGTTGAGCGACAGTTTGTATCTAAGCTACCTGAAGTACCAACAATGTTTGATAGTGATACAACTATTATAGTTAAGGATAGTAAAGAGGGTTGGGCTAAAGCATTTAGACAAGTGCTGGCACTGCTATGGGCTGGGGAAGTACCTAAGTGGGATGTCTCTCTAGTTCGTCCAGCAGGAGCTAAACTAAAGACATTTGGTGGGCGAGCCTCTGGCCCTGCTCCATTAGTAGACTTGTTTAACTTCTGTATTGGTACATTTAAAGGCGCACAAAACCGTAGGCTGTCTAGCATTGAGTGCCACGATATGATGTGCAAGGTAGGGGAGATTGTTGTTAGCGGAGGAGTTAGACGTAGTGCCATGATCTCATTGTCTAATTTGAGTGATGACCGTATGCGCCATGCAAAGAGTGGAGAGTGGTGGGACTTACCAGAACAAAACATAAAGAGACATGGGCATCGGGCAATGGCTAATAACTCTGTTTGTTATACAGAAAAACCTGACATGGAAACATTCTTGCGTGAATGGACTGCACTCGTAGGGTCCAAATCAGGCGAACGTGGCATCTTCAACAGACAGGCCAGTAAGAAACAAGCAGCTAAGAATGGTAGACGAGACACTGAATGGGAGTTTGGAACAAATCCTTGCAGCGAGATAATTTTACGCCCATACCAATTTTGCAATTTAAGTGAAGTAGTAGTACGAGCCACAGA